TAGTATTGATAAAAAAGGGCGCTCTATGCCTTGGTCTATTGATGCTAAAGCGCGTTCGATTTGCGTCAGTCTTTTTTCAAATGCGCCGGTTTTATCTTCGTTCTCGTCTACTTTTTTGCGGCACTTTGCGGCCTCGTCTTGTAGTTCTTTTTTAATAGCGTCTTTTACATCACCGGACACTGGTAAAAATGAATCCGCTTTGCTGTAAATTGACATTACCAAGCCAATCACACCCTCAAGATAACTTGCACCACCTTTTGAGGCGTTCATTATCTTTCTAAGTACCAGCCCAAATTCATCAATTACGTAATAGCTCGCTTGGTGGCGCGTTAGGTTTCGTATTATTTCCTGTTCTGATTTTATCGCACCGTGAGTAGCAGCAGAAATGCCGGCGGTTTTCAGTATTTGATTAAACGCTTTCTGCACCGCTTCCTTGCCCGTTGAGCTTCCAGCTATACAAAAGCTAAACAGGTTTGCCGTCATGCCGTCATGGGCGTCTTGTGTTCTCATGCCTGCAATGTTACCCACGGCGGTTAAAGCTGCGGCCACTGCTAGGTTTTCACGAGGGTATAAACATTGGCTGTTTATCCACTTCGTTAGCTCGCCAACAAAACCTGGTGGCCTTTTCAAGTCGATACCGGTAATGTCTAAGGTTGGCTCCGGCTCGTCAGCCTCTAAATCGCTGGTGAACTCGACTGATTGCACATAACCGTTTTGCTCTGCGTAATGTATTAAACTTCCAAGCGTGACTGGGTTCGATGATTTTCCGAATGAATGCCAGCGTTTACGCATCATAGTAAAATCATATTTCTCGCTGGCTTTGCTCCATTCATCCCATATTGCAAACCCGTCACCGTTTGTTGTGTGATGGATAGCCATCCCGCAACGTATCCATTCCTCATAATCAACATCGGTATTTCGATAGCAGGCCAGCATATTGATGATATCTTCGTCGGTGACGTCCATCTGAGCGCCGTTATATTCTGCGCGGTGGTATTCTGGTTTTGCTAATAGCTCAAGCAATGCCGGTGGGGCTTCTTTTATGTCACTTGGCGAACCATGTAAGCACTCATACGACGCGCCGCTTTTATGTTTGGACTCTGCACCAACAACAAAACCTGATGATTTAAAGTCGATGCCTTTGTAGTCGTCATGGTGCTGCGCTAATGCTGTAAGTTCTGGCAATTTAAAATATAAATGCATCGACCCGCCACCTGAGCCAGTCTTAACAGCGAAGCCAGACTCAGATAGCAAGTCTATTTTTAAATCGCGGCATAAGTCCATAAAAGCGTCAACGCCTTCATTTCTCGCATCAACATCTACTACCAGATAACCCGCGCAAATAACGCCGAAGCCGCTATCAAACTGCCCCATCTCGTCCATTGTTTCTAACTGTTCATCTGACCAGTCGGGTGTATGCTGCCAGTTTGAAGCTATTGGGTGTTTACCGGCTGCGTCACAGTCTGCGTTGCTGCAATCACACACCTCACCTTTAAACCCGTACAAGCCGAATATTTTCAGTCCTGCTTTTAGATAATCATTTTGATTCATTTATAAGTCCTTTAGAATTTTTATTGTGTTCGATAACCTAGGGTTTGATAATTCCAAAATACGCCTAAATTCACCACTCTTTGAGTAGAAAAAACTACATACATTTCTCGCGGTAGTCGCTGGAAAAACACCATTTGGTATACTGCCTCTTATTAAAAAGCAAGACAAATGAGAATAATCAAAACCAATAGGTTTTTCTTTGTATTTTTTGAAAATGTAATTAATACCTCCCTCATCTTCTATTATTCTCCAACATAGCTTTGCTAAGTCGGTTTTGCACCTGTCTTTTATTTTTACCCCTTTGGGTTTATTTTCTTCTTTATCTGTCAGCCTTATGTTGTATTTAGGTTTTAGGTTAAAAACCAGCATACTTTCATTTTTAATCGCCTCTAACTCACTTTCGTACCAGTTTATGTTTATAGTAGAAACTTCTTCTGCCCATTCTTTTTTTCTTAAATGAGTATGTAGCCTTGTATTTGGGTTGACTGATACACCTATATAAATAGCATCTCCTTTGTTGTTATATATTTGATATACGCAGCATTTTCTATTATTCATTAACTCCAGTCCTTCACGTCAGCCCTTAAATCTACTTTTTTAAATAAACCTGCCGTCTCTTGTTCAACTATCTTGGCGCACGTTGCTGATATGCGCCCACGGTTAATCCAGTAATACACTGTTTGCGGCGTAACCCCGCAAGCATTAGCTAGCCTCTGCCTTGATCCAACCCATGCAAGCAGCCGCATTAATTCAGCTTTATTATTGATTGCGATTTTTTCGTTTCTTTCTTTTTCCTGCTCTTTAGATAACAACATATAAAACACCTCTTTAGTTAAGTTGTGCGTATACTACTTTAAAAATATTTTTAATAAAAGGCTTTACAAGGCATTTAATTTATATAATATGGGCAGCGTAGAAAGAAAGAAGGAGGACAAATTAATGTCACTACTACAAACAATCAGTAAACCCGCTGACCGCTCTGTTATCTGTACCATTACAGGTGACGCGGGCACAGGCAAAACCACACTAGCCGCAACATTTCCTAATCCGGTATTTATTCGAATTGAGGATGGGCTTCAAGCTGTACCAGAAAGTATTCGCCCTGATGCTTTCCCCGTCATTGCCAAGGTTGACCAACTTTGGGAACAACTCACCGCTTTAATAACTGAGCCGCACGACTATAAAACAGTTGTACTAGACTCTGTCACCCAGCTAGAAACGCTGTTCGCTGAATACGTTATATCTAACGACCCCAAGCAACCTAAAAGCCTAGCGCAAGCTAATGGCGGATATGGTGCCGGTTATCTCGCCGTATCTGCTTTACATGGCAGAATCCGCAAAGCTGCAAAGGCTTTGAATGAAAAGCGTGGGATGCATGTTGTGTTTATTGCTCACAGCGATGTATCAACCATTGAACTTCCAGACCAAGACCCCTACAGCCGCTATGAATTACGACTCCACAAAAAATGCGTACCGCACTACGTTGATAATGTTGATTTAGTTGCATACCTAAAACTTGAAACATTCACAACCGGCGACGGCGATCGTAAAAAAGCCATATCCACCGGCAACCGTATCGCGGTCTGCTACACAGGTGCCGCCCAGGTATCTAAAAACCGCTACGGTATCTCAGAAGATTTAGAAGTCGCGCAAGGCGTCAACCCTTTTACCCCATTTATCACATCACTAACAGAAGCGAGTAAATAATATGTCATTTTGGACAACAGAAGCACTAGCAAGCACAGGTACGGTTGAAACTGGCGGCGGGGATATGACACCCATCCCAGCAAAAACACAGGTTAAAGCAGCGATTGATGAAGCTAAGTGGGACTCATACGAGGGCGACGAATACATCAGCTTGCGTTGGACTGTATTAGCGCCGGTCGAGTTTAAGAATCGCAAGATATTCCAGAAAGTCAGAGTTAATGACCCAGCCAAAGCAGAAAAGGCCAAAAAGATGCTTGGCGCAATTGCTGTAAACGCTGGTGGTGGACTGCTTAAAACAGCGGGAGAGCCTACCGATTCTGATTTGCAAAAGCATTTATTGAATAAACCAATGGCTTTGTTGCTGCAAGTTTGGAAGATAAAGCCAGACGATGGCGGCGATGAAATTACCGGCAACTGGATTAGTTCAGTCAGCCCGTTAAAAGCAAAAGCCGCTCCACCACTACCCGTTGTTGATGATGGGTTTGATGATGACGACATAGCTTTTTAATTTAATCGGGGTGCTATGGCACCCCTTTTTTTGGAGTTTTTTATGAAAGCAATAGAAACAAAATACAAGGGTTATCGGTTCCGTAGTCGCCTTGAAGCGAGGTGGGCGGTTTTCTTTGATGTAATGGGCATTAAATATGAGTATGAGCCAGAGGGGTACGATTTGGGTAACCTTGGCTACTATTTGCCTGATTTCTACCTTCCTGAGTTTAATTGCTGGGTAGAGGTTAAAGGCGATAAAAGTAATTTTGAAAATGATTTGGATAAATTAGTTTCTTTATGTCACTCGCGCAGCTCAATAGGCTTAATGCTTGGTGGCGACCCAGTAGATTCACTAAGTGAGTCTCCGTATTTTAAATTAGTTTGCGGAGACGTCACTGACTCTACAGGCGGAGAATGCATAGAAGGCTTTTTATTTTGTCGTATCGGAAAGACGATGATATTACCAGAATCTGTTTATGATGGGGCTCGTACTAGGGATTATTTTACTGTGGATTTAGAATCGGAAGCTGATAGGGTTATCGACATGCCTGAATCTAGAGACGCACCTAAAGTTTCTTTTGTTTTGGCGAAATTAGCAGCAGAAGAAGCCCGCTCCGCACGTTTTGAACATGGAGAAAGTGGCGGCGATATTTGCGGTAATAAAATACCAGAAAAAAGAAACAAAGAAACCCACCTACCACAAGGTTGGTATGCGGCATCAATATCTAACGCTGAATTAAAGACATCTAGGTCAGGAAATGGGCAGTACATTAATGTTAGGTATGTGGTAACAAAACCAACCTATCAGGGGGACTACCAAGGGCGCGTTGTGTCTGACATTATCAATGTAACAAACCGAAGTCGCGCCGCTGAGAGTTTTGGACACCAAAAGTTTAGCTCTCTTTTGCGAGCAATAGGATTAACAACCTGTGACGATACCGATCAGCTTGTAGGTGCTAGTTGCGCAATAAATTTAATTGTCACGCAGTCGCAGCAATACGGCATTGGCAATGAAATTAGAGAATTTCGCCCAATACCCCAGAGTCTTACATAACCGCGCCTACGGGCGCATTTAATAGGAATAAAACAATGGAACAACGAAGTGAAGAATGGTTCAACGCTCGCAAGAGCAAAGTCACCGGTTCAATGGTAGGTGCTATTTTAGGTGTAAACCCTTGGTCAACACCAGACGACGCAATGCGTACAATGGTGCGCAGTCACTTTGGCGCTGAGTCTGAGTTTACCGGCAACATTGCCACCGAGTACGGTACATTACACGAAGCCAGCGCACAACGTGACTTTGAAATGATGAACGCAATGAACGTGCAAGAGGTCGGCTTTATCGTACACCCTGAGTTGGATTGGTTAGGCGCATCGCCTGACGGCTTGCTGGGTGATGATGCTGTGCTTGAAATTAAATGCCCGTTTGGCAAACGTCACGACATTGAGCCGGTATTTAAATCAGCTATTGAGCAACCACATTACTACGCGCAAACTATGATTGAAGCGTTCTGTAGTGAACGTGAATGGGTGTATTTTTACCAATGGTCAGCATACGGAGACAAGCTAGAAACGTACCCACTTGACCAAGATTGGTTGGCTGAAAATATCCCAAAGCTGAAAGCGTTTTATGATGATTTTCTAGTCGAATGCAAAAACCCTGATAAACATCTCGCGCCGTTAGTCAGTAATGTCAAATCCGATAAACTTGCGTTAGCTTACAACATAGCAAAATCACATTTGGAGTTGGCGAAGCAAGCGGTGGAAGATGCAAAGTCCGATTTAATCCATTTAGCAGATGGCAAGAAATGCAACATTAGCGGCCTGCTGGTATCGCCTGTTGAGAAAAAAGGATCCGTTTCATACGCCAAAGCAATCAAAGACTTGTTGCCTGGTGCTGATTTAGAACCGTATCGCGGTAAATCCACCAGTTATTGGTTGATAAAATAATGCTTCGCCCGTATCAGCAAGCCGCTTTTGATGCTGCTATCACATACATTAGAAAGTGCTATGAGCCATGCTTAATCGAAGCTGCGACTGGTGCGGGCAAGTCCCACATCATCGCGTCGATAGCTGAGTGGGTGCATAGTCACAGCGGTAAAAAGGTTTTGTGTTTAGCCCCATCAAAAGAATTAATCACGCAAAACCATAAAAAATACTTAGCAACCGGCCAACCTGCATCTATTTACTGCGCCAGCGTGAGTAAATCGCTAACCCATGATGTGGTATTTGGATCACCTAAAACCGTTTTAAACTCGATTGATAAGTTCGGAAATAACTTTGCTGCCATCGTCATAGATGAAGCCCACGGAATCACGCCAACGGTTAAAAAAGTGATTGAGGAAATGCGCGTAAATAATAAAAAAATACGTGTAATTGGATTAACAGCTACACCGTATAGGCTGGGTGATGGTTATATCTACCAATATGACAACGAAGGCAATCCGATTTGTAATGAGCAGGCAAAAGACCCTTATTTTAATACACTGTTGTATCGCATCACAGCACCAGAATTGATTGAAATGGGCTACCTCACTAAACCACACGCTGAACCTGTCAACGCGCCAGCATACGACACTAGCGGCATTGTAAGCCATACCAACGCAGAGTATGAACGAGCGTTTGAAGGCCATGGCCGAAAGACTAGTTTAATCATTGCTGAAATAGTGGAAATTGCAAAATACAGAAAAGGCGTAATGATATTTTGCGCCACAATCCAACATGCCAAGGAAGCCCTTGCAAGCCTACCACCTGAAAACAGTAAACTTGTAACGGGTAAAACCGGCACAAAAGAGCGTGAGCAAATCATAGAAGACTTCAAGGCGCGTAGGTATAAATACCTAGTGAATGTATCGGTATTAACCACCGGATTTGATGCCGAGCATGTGGACGTTGTCGCACTATTACGCGCGACTGACTCAGTGGGGTTAATGCAGCAAATTATCGGTAGAGGGTTGCGCCTATGCAAAGGCAAAGATGATTGCTTGGTGCTTGACTACGCTGGCAACATTGAAAACCATTGCCCTGATGGTGATTTGTTCAATCCCAAAATTGAGGCAAGGTATAAATCAAACGAGTCATTTGACCTCGATGCTGTTTGTCCGAGTTGTAACGTTAAAAATACGTTTAAGGGCAGAGATAACCCAGAGCGATTTGACCGCGATATTAACGGGTATTTTGTAGACTTAGAAGGTCAGCACATATTAACCGACGATAAGCCCACACCAGCGCATCACGGGCGCAGATGTTACGGTCAAGACATAATTGCGGGACAATCAATCAGATGTAATTACAGGTGGTCATTTAAGCAGTGTTTAGAGTGCGGCCATGAAAACGATATTGCATCTAGATATTGTGAAAAGTGTAAACATGAACTGATTGACCCAAACGAAAAGTTATTGTTGGATTTTAAGAGAATGAAGGCAGACCCGTATACTTCCAGCACTGATAAAATATTATCATGGAGGTGTCAATTATGGACAAGTAAAGCGGGAAATGAGTCTGTTAGGATTGATTTTACAACCGAGTTTGCAAGCTTCCCAATCTGGAGCGCACCAAGTAAAAGTTCACGTAATATGCGTATGTGGGAATTACTTTGCGGTGCTGTTTTTGGTGAATACATCGCAAGCTGCCAAGACTTTATGGATAAGATAGACGATTTTGAGGGTACGATGCCGCGCACCATCACGGCTGAGAAAGACCGCTCAAGTAAATTTTACAGGGTGCAAGACTACAATAGGAAATCCGATGAAATTCCCGAATAACATAATGATTTATGGTGACCAAAAATACCGCAACAAAAAATGTCCGCCTGAGTCGTCAGAACAAATCACGTTTTTTAATGTGTTGCGCCGTGAATATCCAGAGCTTGGCGCAATAGCAATACACCCGCGCAACGAAGGTAAGCGGTCAATACAGCAAACGCAACGCCAAAAAGCCGAAGGTATGACCGCAGGCGCTAGCGACATCATCATCCCTGGCAACCCGACTTTTGTATGCGAGATGAAAAGACAAGACCATACACTATGCAAGTGGGAGCCAAACCAAATCGTTTATCTTGAACAATGTCAAGAGCAGGGCGCGTTTGTATGTGTCGCACTAGGTTATAAAGCAGCGTTGGAGGCGCTAAAGCAATGGATGAAATAGCAAAAGCAAACCAAGAGTTAATCGACATACTAAACGGCGACTCCAACGCAAATAACGCTAGCGAGATGGTTCAGCACTGGCTTAAATTAACATGCTATAACTTAGCGTATGAAGTAGCACAACACAAAACAAAAAAAGGGCGCGCCCACGCATTGGAGATAGTAAAGAACGACAGCCCTCTTTTTTATGATGATGTAAAACAGTTAGCTCAACTTATTTTTAAAAACTCATAACTAATTAGTGTTTACTTATAATAACTAATGTGTAATTATAATTGTGATTTTAACAATAGGAAGAAAAAACGATGACCGATAACATCAAAAACCCGCAACACTATCAACTCATTGAAGGCCATGAGTCGATTACCATCATCGCACGCTCCATGACACAAGAGCAATGGAAAGGCTTTTGCCTTGGCAACATTATTAAATACCGCCTACGTGCCGGGAAAAAAGGCGATATGTACGACGATATTGGAAAAGCTGATTTTTACAAAGAGTTGTACGAACTACACAAAGGCTTGTGCTGGGGTGCGCCAAATGAGTAATTACCCAGCAGGATGCGAGAACACCACCGACGACCCGCGCAGTCCGTTTTACATTGAGCCGCCCGAGTGTGATGAATGCGGTGGAGGTCTTGTGGTTGACGTTGATTGTGACGCTGATGGTTTCCATAACGTCACGCATTGTGGGGTGTGTGATGCAACGTAACCCGGTAATAAAAGCTCAGACGGCGCTATGGGATAGCAGGATGTGCGAACTAAAGCATCTCGTGACGGTTCAAGGCTACAAGCTCAAAGACCTGTCCAAGCATTGGAGTGTGCCAATCGGTACGCTCTCAGGTATGTTAAACAGGCGCGAACTTAGCATCCACGTTATGCGTCACCAGTACAGAAAAGGGCTAACCAAATGAAGCGAAACAAAAAATACAACCCTTTGAAACAACTGAACATGGTTGCTAAATACGCTCTCAAAAATGTAGCCATTGGTTACGTGACAGGCGGTGAAGGTTGCAAATTGCTGGATTTGCGTAATCAAAAAGTATCAACAGCTTCTGAAACTACTGTACGGCTCATATCGACACTTAGGCATCGTTGGTCTGTGTTGATTGCAGTCATGGGTATTGATAGCAATGACAAGCAGTACATGAAATCAGAGGAAGTAACCGTCACCGAACCATGCTTGCAATCAGAACTAAGCAATATTCTGAACATGAAACATATTTCTTTAGGTAAGAGGTTTAATGACAGCCACTTGGTAAGTTATTGCTGGCTGGCAACACCTTTCGCAAAAGACTGGTCAGAGCATGAAGCATTTGAGTTGTTAACCACCCTTGGCGCGTTTGACTGTAAATTGGAGGGCGCATTATGAAACACAATAATACACCAAAATGGTGGGATGAAAGGATGCCAGAGGCTGTTAACTTAATACTTAAAGGCTACGGGTTGACCGAACTAGGCATCCATTTCGGCAAGTCAACAGCGGCAGTAAGCCAAGCACTGCACAAACGCGGTGTAAGCATCAACGTCCTAAGAGCAAAAAATAAAGCTGAGTGTGACAAGCACCACGAAGAAGTCATTAGCTTGGCTAACGCTATGCGCCAGAATCGTGAACTAAGGGCGCGGGTCGCAGAGCTTGAAGACGCAACACTTGCACTTTCACTAGCATTTAATGAAAGAGTAAAACGCATAGCAGAGCTTGAGAAAACCAATACTTTTCTGCAAGAAGACTTAAATGCTTTAGTAGCCAAGCATGGGAGTTTGCACACTAAATTTATAGAGCTGGAGCAAGGCGAATGAAAACTAAACAAGAATTACAAGCAAAAATAGCCAAGTTACAGGCTAAGTATGACGCAATGCCAGATGAAGTGGCTAAAACTGGTGTGATTTATGATATGCCAGATGATGTGGCTAGGGCTTGGTATTTAACTTTTAGCGGGAGTACCCATGAGGCGCTAGTTGAAGGCTATCTTTCGGAGTTATCACAAGGGTTATTATTCCATGACAAAGAATCAGCAATACTCGCAGGCAAAGTGAGAGCCATTCGTCATAGACTAGCAGGGTTCTGCGCTAAAGCGTGGGAGGATACTGGAGATGTGCTTGATTGGGGCAAGAGGACTCAGCAGAAACACGGGATAGGGTATGACCATGAAGACTCAGTGTTCAGAGTTTATTATCGTTACACAATTGAAGCGGGTATATATTGCCTACCATCTAGCGATTTAACCAAGCTCAAAGAAGAATTTACGGATGATGAACTGAAACTAGCATTAACGGGGAAAAGTTAATGAATGAGATGGAAAAGTATGAATGGAGGATGATGGTTCAAAGTGCTGAACTTTCTTTGAAAAGCACCTGCCCCCTACTTGAAGATGAAATTATAGTCGAGGTTAATAAACGCATAGCAGAGCTTGAGAAAACCAATACTTTTCTGCAAGAAGACTTAAATGCTTTAGTAGCCAAGCATGGGAGTTTGCACACTAAATTTATAGAGCTGGAGCAAGGCTATGATTAAATTAGCCAAGCAACTAAAAGGCGGTAATTTATGAATATAAAAGAAGTATGGGAAGTTTTTAAAAATTCATCAATGCTCGACAAAGATATGCAACGTGCTTTTAGAAATTCTGTAACACCTAATGCTTGTATTGAATTATTGGAAGAAAATGAAGATAAAGACAAGCGCATAGCAGAGCTTGAGAAAGACCTTAGTGAGTGTTTACAAATGCTCGATAACTTTCATAAAAATATAGGTAGCTTAGGAGCCAAAAACCTAGCTGATAAAATACGCGACCAAGCCAAATCACTAAAGGAGCAAGGCGAATGAATAATAGAAAACAACTTAACACTGATATTCAACTTCAAATTCTAGCGCAGCTATCTATGGGTAATGTTTTATTAATGGCAGTAGCGGATAAGTCAGTTGATAGGGCTACCCGCGACACCTTTCGAGATGCCCATGATTACTTGAGTAGTTTAAATGAGAAACTGGTTGAGCAATCCAAAGTTTTGGATAAGAAGGACAAAGCCAATGACTAACCGAGAATTACAACAACTAAGAAATGATGGTTTAGATGCCATTGCAGACTACATAACAGAACTTGAGAGTAAAAGTATTGATGCATGGTTAGATGAGGAAAATGGAAGCTCATATCCAGAGGGAGTGAACTCCCGTTGGGAAAAGTTCGCTTACGCGGCTGCGTTACGAAGTGCTCGCAACTTCTACAATAGGAGAAAGGCGAATGAAAACAATAAATGATTTATTAGAAGTAATGAAAGAACATGCTTTGGCTGATAGGTTAGTGCAAGGCAATTGGATATCTAGCAAAGGGGATGACGGTATATTCCAAGGTTGTTTTTACGGATGCGCTATGCAAACGGAGGATGAACCTATTGAAGCAGCATGTGAAATGTACAACATGCCACTATGGGTTGGTTATTGGTCTGAAAAGGTATTTGAAGGCTTACCTTCTAACAAAGCCATGAAATGGCCTGTTCAATTGCTAGAAGCAATGACTGAATTTAATGGGGACTATGAAGATATACGCCACAAATTAGCTGTAAAAAGATTGACGTATCTTTCAGAAAGAAGTGACGGCGAAGTAAAAGACGCTATTGAGGGAGTAATTGAATACCACAAAACTAGAGATGAAGACTCGCTAGAGTCAGTATTGTTAGCAGCAGAGTCAGCAGGATGGTCAGCAGCAGAGGAATCATCAGAGTCAGCAGTATGGTCAGCGACAGAGTCTGAAGGAGAGTCTGAAGGAGAGTCAGCGGCAAAGTCAGCGGCGTGGTCAGCAGGGTTTGCAGCAAGGTCAGTAGCAAGGTCAGCAGGGTTTGCATCGGTGTCAGAAGCAGAGTTAGCAGCATGGCAAAGAGAGCGTGACTGGATGCTGGAATTACTAAAGGAGCAAGGCTATGAATAAAGCAATGTATATCTTTTTTACATCGTGGTTTGGCAGTGCTTTTATATTAGTTATATTATTTGGTGAGACCTCTTGGGATACAGTTAGAATTTTACAGCATACAGTTGGAGTGTTAGCTTTTATGTTTGGATACTACGTATCAGGCTGGGTGTTGGGATTGATAAAGGAGAAAGGCGAATGAATGATGTAACCGTAAGCATGAAAATGTCACCTAAAGCCACAGGTGCACTTTACCTAAAAAGTATTAGGCAGGGTGAGCGCATTGCAGAGCTTGAGAATTGTTTGCGCCAATATCTTGATGCTACTCAACCTATCTATACTAACAGCGGTGAACTCAGTGTTGTGGAGTTCAAAGCATCTTGTTTATTGGAGCAAAGCGAATGATTAGAATAATGCAATCACCGCTCACAAATAAAATATTTGCAGGTCAAGTTAATACTAAAACTCACATGTGGAAGCCAAACAAATCTGACGTAACTTTAGATGCATTAGTAGCCGTAGCACAACATGTTATAAAGTTTGGTGAACCAGTAATTATCACGCTCGAAGACGGTACTCCAGAATTTGAGATTACTGTTAAATCACTAAAGGAGAAAGGCGAATGACTAGACCATACACAAAGTACGGGGCTGAGCATATCGACATAATCCGCCCATTCATCATCCTGAACATAATCAACAGGGTGCCAGTCAAATGTATCGCGGACAAACTGGACATGAAGTACGACACGTTAGCGAAGATGATGTACAAGAATGATATCCGCGTCATCAATGTGAGGCGCGGGCATGAGGCAAATCAAAATGAATGGCATAATCGAGTTGGTGAAAAAGGCTAAGTCACAGCAAAAACAATGGAAGCGACCAAGTAACCAGGTCATTAATGAAATGATTGAGGTGCTTGAGATAATCAGCAAACAAGACAAAAATTTAAACGAGGGTTATAATAATGCAAAATCATAACGGACTAAGCTCAATGCCGCTTATTCACATGACACCAAAGCAGGTCGCGGATAGATTAATCACTGAACGTTTAAAAGTGGGCGATAACGCTAACGCTTTGAAAAAAGTAGCGATTGAAAAGAGCGCGAGTGCTAGACGTAAATCAGAAGATTTAAAAATTTCGTTTGATGCTGCGAGGGTCAGTTGTACCGATTGAGGGTTTTATTTCCTTTAACCCAAAGGACAACTGAGTAACCCGAAGTATTAAGGTGGTGGGCTTAAATCCCTCATTAACGGCTTAGCGTACCGTCCATCGAAACGCGCTATTTTTTTTCGCCGCTAAACTTGCTCATAGCGCCATCAACTACTTTGCCTAAGTGAGGTGCAGCGAAGTAGAACCCCAGTATCAACATCATTGCACCCGTCATTTGTTCTGTTCGACTATCTATTGCAGATGATGATTCACGCCATGCAACCATAAAAGATGGGTCAGTATGCAAGGCTAAAAACGGGGCTATCATATCGCCCATTGTCCCAAGCAAGAACATCAGCATCCAGATTGAACTTAGCATCACAGCGAGTAACCTACGCGCTAGGTTCTGACCTTTTGTTGACTCCATCCAATCAATTAGAAGTTTATCGGCTTGCTGTCCACGCCTAGCTGCGTCCTGCGCCTTTTCTTCTTCCGTATACCATATCGCATCGCCTGCATCGCGTATCAGCCCTAGTGACTCTTTGACTATATCGGGGCTTCCAAAAATACGCTTTATCAAGCTAATCATCAGTAAGTCCAGACCGCTTTACGCGACATATACATGTCTAAATGTATAAAGTTTTTATCAATACCTATGCCGTGAAATCTACCCATCTCAAAAGCCAACTTGAGCAATACCCATCGTTCTTCACCATGAACCGATATGTCAACAGCACAGCCCATGGCATGAGTCCCTGGTGACGCTTTACGCGCTTCAATGCTGTGTTTTGGTGAACGGTATCCACTAGTAACGCGCATTGGCCTGCCAAATTTGTCCCGCAAAGCTTGCAGTTCATTCAAAAAATAAGGTTGCATTCTGTTCTCGCCAGTCTCTTGGCAATCAAACTCACTCTTACTAAAGTTAGGGTATTCACTCCACGGTACTTGTGTGTTCATTCTTCTTCGCTTCCTCAACTTTTAGCTGTACTTCGATACGTCTAAAATGCCAGTCACTGGCGTTTTTTATTACAAGTGACGCGACACCAATAGCCGGTGCATAAGCCAACCAATCCGGCGACATATCCGCGCAAGCCTGTACAATTTCATTTTGTGAGCTTCTGGCGATACCCTGAGCCGCACCACCGCCAACACCAATACCAACACCGGCGTATGTGATAATTTTACTCACAAGTGGGTTTCCTGAGTCGCTAATCAGTTTTAAAAATTCCATGAAATAATTACGCCCTTGTGCCGTACCGCTGTTCATTGTCGCTGTGCCTATTGTGGTTGCATATTATCATAATACACCCGCTCGCGTCCTTGCGATACTAGCCTTTAGTCTACTTTTTGGCGTGTCCGAAGTTAAGCGCCAGTGCGTCGATAAACGGTTTAATTTTAGCGAGAAACGCATCATCTTTTTTGGTTGGAGTAATAATGGCTATCGCACTGGCTATCGTTACAATCGCGGTCACTACGTTGATTACATCTATTAGTCTATCTAACATTATACGCCCCACACTGTAGCCATGTTAGCGACGGCTAATTGCTGCGCTAATCGTAAATCACCAAGCGTAATATCAGTCATAACGCCCGTACTGGTATCGGCTAACGACCACTGCATCGCATATGAGTCAGTTTCAGCCATTAAAGCTAATGTGTAAAACGACATTCGACTAATTGAAACTTCATCAGCGTCAAATTGAAAGCCATTAGCATTAACAATAGCAGCTTCAATCATAGCCTCTCTACTGGCCTTGAATGCGCTAATTGCTGCAAGTGTATCTCTTTCAAGTTTAAGAGCGTCTAGGTCTTTTACAGGAGGTCTAATTGGTGCTACTGGCTCAGGTGGTTCCACTAATGGAATTGGCTCACCTTCTTCATCCAGTTCTGGTACATAATTAGCTATTAACTCTAATCTGTCAGATACAGAAACAAGATACTCTTTGTATTTACTGAACCATTCCCATTGCTCACCTGTCGCATACATAGCTGTAAACGCATCAATGACATGTGATGGTTTAGCTAATGCAGTTACACGCTCTAAATCAGCCTGAGATTTGCTCTCAGGGGCGGGTAGCTCTTTGATATAAAGAGTATCGTCAAGGGTGACTTCTTCATAAAACTCCCGTATTTCTACGGGAACATCTAGCAGTGTATTATATTCAATCATTATGCTTTACCTGTAAAAAATGGAAGTGCTACCCGTTGTTGGCCTACTATTACCGAGTTGCCATTGTCGTCTGTGACTGTTGATTCACCATCTACAATATCGAACTTGTTATTATCGCCCCAGCTAACATCAAATATCATCTCTTTATAAACCCACTGTAAGAAATACTGTGAGTTTTCTTGAGTGATAATTGACGATGCTTTAATAGTTGGTGACGTACCGTTAGCGATTGTCAGTGTGTCATGTTCAGGTTGATAGTTAGCGTCAGTAGACAGTAGACCATTAACTATTGAGTAACCATCAAGCGTATAACCTTCCATTGTTGTCGTCGCAGCAGTAGAGACGCCCACTTTACCGATTAAACCCAGCAACATACTGTCAGGTGCGCTTGTGACTACAACATCACCAACCTCACCAATCACTTCAGCATTATTAGCCAATTCGTATGGGCTGGAGGCTGTTGAGTAATGTACTAACTGGACAACTCCCGCCATTGTTGTTGCAGCAGTTTCATTAGTTGTATTATTTACTGTAAGAGGTGTGCTAACCCAAGTGATACCATCTGCTGAGTACTCTCTAGCTACTGAGGACTCCATACATTTCCTATTCAATGCTACAGCGTGCGAGGTACCATCAGTATCAGGAACCCACTGAGCTTGAACGCCATTAGGGAATATCGAGGCTATTAGCGATATATCTGATGCTAGTAAATCTGCCCAAGGGAGAGTCTGGTATTGCGATGTTTTTTCCACAAGACTGTACATGCAGTACTGTGTGTTAATAGCAAACTCAGACGCATGGTTACCTAGAATATAAACGAAAGGAACCCCATCGCTAGATATTGTGTCAACTTTATACGTACCTACATTGGAGCTTAGATAGTAGTCATTAACATCAGTTAGTTGATTACCGTATTGCGTGAAGGGGCTTGGCTCGGCAAACCTTATTAAAGTTCTACCACCTTGGTCTACTGCCGCTGTACCATTAGTGGTAAACACCCTAGTAAACGGCACTCTCTCACTACCCCTAATATCCCCTGCAATTCCCTTCTTGCTATATTCACTTTTCAGTTCAGAAGGAGTTTTACGATTGCTTGATGTACGTTTGTCGTGAACTTGTCCAGCGTACTTAGCGTCTGCGTAAAGATAAGGACTGTTGGAAGGCCTACCGCTTACGCCACTTGCAATGGTTCCACTAGCTGTAAGTAGTTTAGCAGTATCAAAACAATCTGATGTAGATGTGAATGACTGAGCAGTATTGTACCAGAATAAATTATCGGAGGCTTTCTTAGCGCCCTCTGGGTTATGTGTTGGATGGTATAAACCAAAGTTTATAGATTGAGGTAATGCGATATAAATAAATAAATCAGTGCCGTCAGTCCATAGACCTTTATCTGTTGTGTCTTGCGTATAACTAAACGCTGCCATTGCGTCAGCTATGTCTATGTAATCGCGTAACCCTTGATGTATCACTGTGCTGATTGAATAGTCTGTAACATCAACTTTGTAGACTATTAAATCCTGTCTAGTGATAACTGATGCCGTTAAACCCGTACCACCTGCCGTTATTGCATCCGCCAATGTTGCGAAGTCAGCACCACCAGCACTACGCTGTAATCCATTAGGTGCGGCCGGTAATGTGATAACCTCAGCGGCCAAATCAAACCGAATACCATCAATGTATTTTACGCAGGCTTTGATTGTGAATTGATTGGCGACTGTTGCAGGGATGTCATAGCCAGTAGCTAAATCAATCACACTGCTCGCGTCACCAGAACCGGCTAAACGACTTCTATTGTTTGCGCGGGTCGCTTCAAATTCTGCGTTACTGATGGGTTTGTTTAAGTCAGATGTATTGTCTACATTGGATACATCTGCAGCGTCAGCTTTTAAGGCTACTGCAGTAATATCAGCTTTTAAATCTAATGCAGCTTGCGTCGCTGTCGATATTGGTTTTGCTAAATCAGCGGTATTATCCACAGCGCCAAGACCAATATCCGTTGGTGTCAAAGCTTCTTCACCGTTCAAGACGGACGTTAAAATAGTCATATATTGACCCTTCTTGATAGTTTAATCATTACACTGTCACCAAAGCGGCTAGTTCATCAATCGCGTCTTGTGTATTCAATGCGACAAGACCCGACGCACTACCGTCATATCCAACCTGAGATGCCGCTTTTACTACAGCCTCAATACCATACAACGCGACAATTTCATCCACAGCGGTTTGTACATTAATAGCGGTTAAGCCGGAAGTGTTATTGTCATAAAGGACGCTAACCGCTTTACCGCCACCACCCTTTCCTGCGCTTCTCACTGTCATAATAAAACCCCTATTCTATGCCGTTGTACGTGTTTGATATTGCCATGAAAATGTATGATGCGGTATTGTTTGTGTTGATAGTTGAAACAGAAAACCCATCTGTTTCAAATGATACGCCTCCCGCAACTAATTCGGAAGTGGTTGAGTTGGATGCTAACAGGCTACTGTTTCCCTGCAACTCAACACCCCTATTATTGTCGTATATTTGCCAGTCATCCACTGTGTCGGATCTTCTAATTAAAACCCATCCAACGTGAAACCCTGTTGTAATCTTCTGCACTGCCGCCGCACCCGTACCCGTATAAGACCCGCAAAATATACCTTTTGCTGGATTATGTGCGAATAGGTAGGCTGTGTAGTTAATACCAGATGCGTTTGTTCCGTTATCAGTACCGACTGTCAACACTGTCGTTGTGGCATCTGTGTTGTTCCAGAATACAGGGTTGGCAACAGGCGCAGCTGATGAGCTTAAAATTAGCGCCGATGTACTGCTAATCTCTTTATGCTGTACAGCCGAATCTGTGCCGATCCCATCAATGTTAGCTATGATACACATACCAAACGCGGCAGCACCATCGGCTAAATCAATCGCAACTGTACGTCCTGCAATCCCGTCACCCACGTATTGGACTATATCAAAGAATCCCGCTTCTTTCTTAAACTGCCAAGCTGCGTAATCATCCCCGTTAGTGTTTACTTCTGTAGCGCCACCGACTGTGAACCCGTTACTGTTAAACGATGTTAACGAGTCGGGTATGTTGGTCTGTTGGGGGGTTGACGGTAGATTAAACCCATTATCAACACCCCGCAAAGTATCAAATAAATAATGTTGACTCGCTGAGCTTCTGTTTTTAATCCAGACCATACTTTCAGTTGTTGAAAGATTAAGATTGCCGACTATTTTATGATTAGTTAACCCGTTACCTGTATACAGTGAAGTATTAAAACCATCGTTGTATCTGTTAGGTATTTGAGCGGGTATCTTAAACTGTACAGGGTCAGCGATAGTCATAAAAATGTATTCTTCATTTAATACACTAAGCACCGAAGGGTCGCCTACCGTAAAGCCGTCAGTATTAAATATAATTCCGAGCGTTACGTCTGCGTATTGCGCGTCGCTTGTATTGGCTTCAAGTATATTAGCGCCACGGACATTATCAACCATGAACCAATCGCCCCCAGCGCCAGACGTTTGTTTAATTAACAACCATCCCGCAGGGAAACCAGTAATGACCGTTCTCGCTGCACCTGTGCCAGTGTAGCCCCCGCAAAAGATGCCTTTAGCTGGATTGTGGGCGAATGCGTGTAAGGTTTTCACAGCGCCGCCATTTACCGCTGCTGCGTCACCCAATGTAATGTTACTTGCTGTTGCATTAGTATCATTCCACCACGCCACACTAGAGTAAGCCGGTGTATCGTTATTCAACCCTAAGCGTTCATCTCCAGCAAGATGCCTATGCTGTACCGCCGTATCTCTCCCGACCTCGCTTTGGAATATGATACACATTCCAAATTCGCTTAAGCCGTCATCTAAGTCTATACCTATAAGATGCCCTATTGTATTGTCAGGAGTATATTCGCGTACATCGTAAAAACCTTTTCGCTTTGCAAATTGCCAAGCAGAATATGTATTAGCAGAATCATTGGTTAATATAGAAGCCCCTACACTAAACCCATTGGAGTCAAAAGCAGTGACCGCATTAGGGGTTGATTGGGCATCTACACCCGCAGCATTTGACACAGCAGCCACACTCCCACCTCTGACGGTATCTATCAAGAAGTGGTTAGTCACCGCACCAGTATCTTTAATCCAAACGAGACCTCCATTGGTAAAGTCAACATCTGAGTTAATAGACTGTATTGCACCCGTACCAGTATACAAGCTAGTTTCAAAAGGTAATTGCAATGTCTGACTATTAAATAACACTAGCAGTTCATCAATGGCCG